CAGCTGTGATGCTGCGTAATAAAATTACCAAGGATGCCTTTGATAAACTATGGGAACGTGTGGAACTCTCGGGCTCTGGGGAGCCAGGGCTTTACTTTACCAACGACAAAGACTGGGGGACTAACCCTTGCTGTGAGATTGGTCTACGTCCATACCAGATGTGTAACCTTACAGAGTTGAATGCATCTAACATTGAATCACAGAAGGACTTGAATGAGAGAGCACGAGCTGCCTCATTGATTGGTACATTGCAAGCAGGTTATACTGACTTCCATTACCTACGTCCTGAATGGCAAGAGACTTGTCAACGTGATGCATTGATTGGTGTGGGTATGACAGGCATTGGGTCTGGTACTGTGCTTAACTATGACTTAGAGGAAGCAGCTAATGAAGTTAATAAAGAGAATCGAAGAGTGGCGGATGCGTTGGGCATTAATCCTGCAGCAAGGACAACTACCATTAAGCCGTCTGGTACAAGCTCTTGCGTCCTTGGTAGTAGTTCTGGTATTCACGCTTGGCATAATGACTTTTATATTCGTCGTCAACGTGTGGGTAAGAACGAAGCCCTATATGCATACTTCGCTGAGAACCATCCAGAGCTGGTGGAAGACGAGTATTTCAACCCTGCGGAGCAAGCTGTAATTGAGATACCTCAATCTGCACCTGAAGGTTCTATCCTAAGAACCGAAAGCCCCTTGCAACTACTTGATCGAGTACGTAGGTACAACACTGAGTGGGTAGCACCGGGTCATCAAGATGGGCAGAACTCACACAACGTATCATGTACTATCTCATTGAAAGAAGATGAGTGGGAACTGGTAGGTGAGTGGATGTGGAAGAACCGATACACTTACAACGGTATCTCTGTACTACCTTATGATGGTGGCACGTACATTCAGGCTCCCTTCGAGGACATCTCTGAAGAACGTTACCGCATCATGGAGAGTGCGCTTACTGGTATCGACCTGACTCAAGTGAAAGAAGTAGAAGACAAGACAGACCTCAGTGGTGAGGCTGCTTGTGCAGGTGGAGCCTGTGAACTAACATACTAATACTCCCTATAACGACCTGAGCATGGTCATTAAACTGCTCGCTGGAGATAACATGAGTAAATATGTATTTGATATAGAAACCAATGGACTATTCCCTGATAAGATCTGGTGTCTTGTATTGCAAGAAGTGCAGACTAAAGAAGTCTTGTCGTACTCAGACTATGATGATGAGCTGCCTTCGCTAGCTGAAGGTCTAGATGTAATGTCTAACTGTAAGATACTAGCTGGTCATAACGTAATCGGATTCGACTTACCTGTACTAAAGAAACTAACTGGATGGGTGCCAGCTGAAGGCACTAAGGTCTGGGATACTTTCCTTATGTCTCAACTGTGTAAGTACACACGAGGGCACCTTCATGGATTGAAAGGTTGGGGTGGGTTCTTTGATTACCCTAAGGGTGACCATGAGGACTGGACTTGCTACAGTAAAGAGATGCTTACCTATTGTATACGTGATGTTGAGTTGAACGTTAAGGTATACGAACGGGTATCTAAAGAAGCATCTATCCTGATGAAACAAAACCCTAAGTTCCTGTACGCTCTTAACCTTGAGCATGACTTTGCTTTAGTGAATGCAGAGATCACAGAGAAAGGTTGGGTCTTTAACATGGATAAAGCTGAAGAACTATACGAGCATCTAATAGATCGTATGGAGCACATCGAGAATGAGATTAACCCTCAGCTTGGTAAGGTCACAGTAATGCGTGGAGACAAGGAAGTAGAACAGATCACTAAGAAAGATGGGTCTTACTACAAAAGAATTACTGATTGGTTTAAACTAGAAGAAGATATAAAAGCTTCTGAAGGTATGATTGCAGGTCCATATACTAAGATTGATATACTAGATATTAATATTGGTCAGATGGCAGAGGTTAAGAAGTTCTTGCTGGACAGAGGGTGGAAGCCTGATGACTGGACTGTTAAGAAGATCAACGGTAAGTGGGTACGCAAAAGCCCTAAGCTAACTGACACTTCCCTGAAACCTTTAGGTGAGCTAGGTCAACTGATCAGTGACTACTACATGCTACGTAATCGTTTGGGTACAGTAGAAGGTTGGATAGAAGAAGTCAGAGACCCTGAACGTTACAATGACGGCAGGCTCCATGGTTCTATGTTCACCATTGGTACCCCATCCTTCCGATGCAGGCACCGTACTATCGTTAACATACCGGGTGTGCATGCACCGTATGGTAAAGACCTACGTAGTCTACTGACCTGTGAAGAAGGCAAGAAGGTTGTTGGTGCTGACTCCTCAGGCAATCAGTTCCGTGGTCTATGTCACTACATCAATGATGATAACTTTACTAACGAGGTAATCAACGGAGACGTACACCAACGTAATGCAGATGTACTAGGTATCAGTAGGCCGGGAGCTAAGACTTTCATCTACGCCTACTTGTTTGGTGCAGGCCATGCTAAGCTAGGTGAAGCTATCTCTGGTAAGAAGTCTGCTAAGATTGGTAAGGAAGCTGACGAGAAGTTTAAAGCTACACTACCGGGACTTAAGATTCTTAAGGATCAACTGGAAGAAGAGTTCCGTATGTCTCAGATGAAGACAGGCCAAGGCTTTATCATTGGTGCTGATGGTCGTAGGGTTATGGTAGGTTCTGAACACCAGACACTTAACTATCTACTACAGACTCTTGAAGGTATTACCTGTAAGGCTGCATTGGTTTATGCTTGGCGTAAGATTAAAGAAGCTGATCTAAATGCATACCCTGTTCTCTTCTACCATGACGAGACAGTGTTTGTAGCTGACGAAGAGCATGCTGAGCAGGTCAAGGATATTTCTGTTGAGGCATTTAAAGAGGCACCTAAAGAAGTAGGTGTTATGTGTATGGATGGTGATGGACAAATAGGAGACAGCTATGCTGACGTTCACTAATAAAGAAACAGAAGAGTTTGAATTTGATAAGTGTTTCATTGACGGTGACTCTATGTTATACCGTATTGCTTACACTACCAACTCAGACTCACAAGCTGCCAGTACCTTTGACCTAGCTTTGCTAGCTGTTATGAGGGACACCGGTAGTCGTAAGGGGTATGTTGCAGTCAAGGGTAAGGGTAACTTTAGGTATGACTTAACCGATGATTACAAGGCTACACGTACCAAGACTGAGATGGATCCACAAGTCAAGGATAGACTAGCTAACCTGTACCAGTACTGTTGGGATACTAACTGCGTTCAGTCTGACAACTGTGAGGCAGATGATGTGGTATCTATCTGGGCTACTGAAGCTGAGCAGATGGGTACTTCCTTTGTCATAGCTCACGTAGATAAGGACATTGACATGGTACCCGGGTGGCACTACAACTTCAACAAGAAGACACTGTATCATACAGATGCAGACCAAGGTCACTACCTACTATGCAAACAACTACTGACCGGAGATGCCTCAGATAATATTAAAGGCATCAAAGGTGTAGGTCCTAAGACAGCAGAGAAGTTGCTGAAGGATGTGCCAGCGGAAGGTATGCTAGATGTGGTACGTAAGACATGGCGTGAGAAGCACCCAAGGGAATGGAAAGAAAAGCTACAGCTATGCTTCAACCTAATCTATATGCGTAGGAAGTGGGATGACTTTCGTGAGATGACTATCGAAGAAGTCTATGGGGAAGGTAACTTACGATGACTCTAATAGTTGATCCACCTGAAGGATGGCGTTATGGATTCCCTAAGGCTGTGCCTGAAGGTTACATGAAGATGTCATGGGACGACAAGAAGAAATGGTATATGGAACAGGGCTATCCTAAGTCAAAGATAGATGAGTATGGGGAGTTCTTTTATATATCTATGTGGTACAAAGGAGATGAAGAGCATGACTATTAAGCAAGACTTAGGGCATTGGGATTACGTTGGTGATCCCTTTGACTTTGATAAGTACTTTGGGTTTATCTATATGATACAATGCATACACCCTAATAATCCAACACGGTACATTGGACGTAAACAATTCCACATGTACAGTAAAGGAAAGGATAGGCGTGTGTCTAATTGGAGAACATATAGTAGTTCCTCTAAGCACATCAATAACCTGATAAAAGAACTTGGGACTGAGTACTTTACCTTTGAGATGTTACAACTCTTTGAAACAAGAGGTGGTCTCTCAGCTGGTGAAGTAAAAGTACAATGGTATCTGGATGTACTGACTCAGAAGTATGCTAACGGTAACCCTGTGTTCCTTAACAGACAGATAGGTGCCATTAAATTTATACCTAAAGAAGAGATAGATGATGAAACAATCGCAAGACTCGACAGAGTCTACTTCGCTGTACGAGAAGAACAAGCAGAAAGCAGAAAGGATTCAGAAGAAGCAAGCGTCGAAGAAGAAAAGACGGATGATAAAGAACCTTAAAGAAGAGCGGTGGTCGTAATGAAGAAAGATAGATTTGTTGGGCACGTAGCCTGTAAACATTGTGGGTCATCCGATGGTGTCGGTATGTACTCCAATGGTATTGGTAAGTGCTTCGTCTGTGATAAAATTACATTTGATAAAGAAAGAGAATATACTATGCAAGAATCCCATACGTCTAATAAAGTAGAAGACATCAGCACTATAGATTCCTATGACACCCGTGGTGTACAGGAACGTGGTATCACTAAGCAAGTAGCGGCACACTTTAACATGCGTGTATCCTACAATGCTGATGGTACTATCGAGTCTCACTACTATCCGTATACCAAGAAGGGTAAGACCTCAGCTTACAAGATCCGTAATCTACCTAAGGACTTCCGAGCTAAGGGTGACATGGATGGCATAGAACTATTCGGACAGTCTACGTTCCAACCGGGTGGACGTAACCTAGTAATCACAGAGGGTGAACTGGATGCTATGGCAGTAGCTCAAGCATTCCTACTTCAGAACAAAACTATCTACCCGGTAGTATCCTTACCATCATCAAGCAACCTCAAGCCCCTCGTAGCTAACCGTGAGTGGGTTCGTTCATTCGACTCAATCATTCTGATGTTTGACAAAGATGAAGCTGGCGATAAGGCTATTGACAATGCAGCTAAGATTATTGGTTGGGATAAAGTTAAGGTAGCTCACCTTGCAGAGAATGATCCGTGTGATACACTCATCAAGCATGGTCACAGTGGTATTGTAAATGCCTTCTGGAATGCACAACCATACTCACCTGCTAGCATTGTACGTGGTGAGTCTATCTGGGAAGAGTTCTCTAAACGTAAACAAACTAAATCTGTCCCGTACCCTAAGTGCCTATCAGGTCTTAACGATAAGCTTGAAGGTATGCGTATGGGTGAGATTACTTTGTTTACTTCGGGTACTGGTAGTGGTAAGTCAACCATGATTAAGGAGATCATCATGGAGCTTAAGGAAACTACCGAAGATAACATAGGTGTCATATCACTAGAGGAATCTATTGGTGATAGCGCACAGAAATTCATACAAATGTTTACAGGAGAAGAGCCTGATGAAGAGGCGGAGAGAAGAGCGTTTGATAAAGTCTTTGGAGATGGTCGTATTATTATGCTTGATCACAACGGCTCTGTATCTGATAGTTCTCTTATAGATCAAATAGAAAACCTATGCCTGTTAGGTTGTAAGTACCTAGTGCTAGACCACATTACTATTGCAGTATCGGAAGGTGCTGATGGTAAGACAGGCAACGAAGCTATCGACTCGGTAATGTCTGGGCTACTTAAGATTGTCAAGAAGCATGACGTATGGTTGGGAGTTATCTCTCACCTACGTAAGTCAATGGGTAAGTCTTTCGAAGAAGGACACCTAGCTTCTATTGATGACATCAAGGGCTCAGGTTCTATCAAACAGATTAGCTTTGACATCATCACCTTTGCACGTAATCTTATTGCAGAGAATGAAGATGAACGTAATACAATTAAACTACGGGTACTCAAGTCCAGATTCACAGGGCTTACAGGTGACTGTGGTTCAGCTTACTACGACCAGAAAACCAAGAGGCTTAAAGGTCAAGTAGATTTCTTAGACTACAATGCGGGAGCATAGATGACTAATGCTATACATAGAGTAGCTGAGTATATAAGGAGTAACCGAGACGGTTCCAAAGGACGGAACCATGCCGGTATATCCCTGCTTAACAGACACCTTGAGTATGGTGTGGACCATGAGGAGCTAGTTGTAGCTGCAGTACAGGCAGCTCAATCAGTATTCCTTAGGTCCCGTAGGACTAGCAACAAAGCATTCAAGCTTACTGCTACGTCTACTTCAATAGGGTTAGCTGTTGTGTCAAGGATTGGTATCAGTAACAGTACCTATACAGAGTTGTTCTCTGTTGGTGACCTGTTCATTGAAGCCTTACTGCACCTTAAATACATAGAAATAGAGAGGGAGTACGAAGGGTATCGTGCCCCTTATGTAATCTATCTAACAGAAACATGGGAGGATCTCGGAGATATACCACCATGCTATGAGGGTTCTACCCTACTGGGCACTAGCTTCCGTAGGTTCCCTAACATAGAGAAGCTAAGGAACCCTATAACCAAGAGGCCGTATATCAAACGTATGACCTCTGAGAGGGACTTTAGTCAGTGCCTTGACCAACCCTTTGTCAAAGCATTAGAGAAGCTACAGCAGGTTCCCTGGCACCTTAACGTGGACCTAGTGAAAGCCTTAAGGGATAACGTAACTAAGTTCATAGATATGGAAGACAAGTCTGACAAGGGTAAGTCTAAGCGTATCGAGATGAAGTTTATTCTCAACAAGGCTAGGGCTATCGGGGACAAGGAGTTCTATCAGGCAGTTGAATGTGACTACCGTGGCAGAGTTTACTACACCGAACCCTTCCTAAACTTCCAAGGGTCTGACTTATCTAAGGGACTCTTTGAGTTTGCTACAGCTAAACCAATGGATGAGCGTGGGTACTACTGGCTATGCATACACACTGCTTGTTCATACAATCAATCATATACAATAGAGGAGCTTGACAAATTAAACTGGCTAACCGAAGACTACAAACTGCACTTGCAAGACGAAGGTCTGGATACTATTTCAGTAGACAAAATGACACTGAAGGACAGAGCACAGTGGACACTGCAGAATCTAAAAGCACTGATAGCGGATGCGGAGAACCTAAGGTTCAAGGTGGAAGCGGAGAAACCAGTGACTCTACTGGCGTGTTGCCTAGAGCTGCTAGGGTACTCAAAGTCAGAGGGTGACTACATGTCACGACTACCTATACCAGTAGACGGAAGTA